TGTTCTTTTAATAATCTGTTATCGGTTTCACCACGAATAAACCATAATAATTCCTTTAGACAAGTCTTCCAAGCAGTTTTTTTAGTAGTTAAAATAGGAATCTTACCATCTTTTAGAGAGAAACGCATAGAAGCACCAAAAATGCTTTTAGTTCTGCCATTTCTACCTTCTTCCCAAGTGCCGTTTTCAAGGATATTTTTGATCAAATTAAGATATTGATATTCTTCTTGATTTTTATTAATATTTGAAAAAATATTGTCAGATAACTTTGGTTCCGCTTTATTAGTTTCTTTGTTATTTTTATTTTCTTGAATTTGATTTAATCTCTCGCTTATTTCAGCATATTCTTCAGCAATATGATCCATTTTATATATATTTAGAATACTCTTTAATATAATTTATAAAGTAAACACAAATTATTTTTTTTATTTCTAAATATAAATCATAATGGACAGTTCGGATGAATCAACAAGTTTCTTTAAACATGTTTTTAATTTTGATGACGATTCGAAGAGTGATATATTAAATATTTTACAATACTCTCTAATAGCAATAATCCCTGTTGTTATCTTAAATAAATCGATGCAAGCATATGTTCCTGAAGCTGACGATAAAAAAAGTAGTTTAGAAATAACAGCAGAAGTTTTAATACAAATTATTGTCATGTTTATGGGGTTATTAATTATACATAGAATAATAACGTATATTCCGACTTATAGTACTACAAAATATCCAGACTTTCATATTGTTTATATAATCCTAGCAATTTTAATGATTACAATGAGCCTACAAACTAAACTCGGTGAAAAAGTAAGTATTTTAGTAGATAGGGTTTATGAATTATGGAATGGAAAAGAAACTAAAAATAAAAATAAAAATGGTTCAATAAAAGTAGCGCAACCTATTTCAGGACAACAAATTCAAATGAGTCAACCAATACAAATGAGTGAACCAGTTATTGATGGAACAGCAATTAGTTCCTTACCTACATATAATACATCCTCTACAAGTACTTCGTCTCAACAATTACCTAATTATGATTCAATGTATAGACAAGATACAACACCATTAATTGGAGCAGCTAGTCCAGGTATGTCTGAAGGAATGACGCCTTACGAACCTATGGCAGCGAATTCAGTTTTAGGTGGTGGTGGATTCGGATCTTGGTAAATTTATTTTTAAATAAATAATATTAAAATTTATTTATTTATATTAATAACACATAATAAAATGGACGTTAATAAATTATTAAAAGCATTGGACGATGAATCAAACGAAATACTTTTAAATTTTACTAGTGATAAAATTAGAGAAATGAATTTAAAAATATTAAAAGAATTACATTTACCTAAAAAAGATACTATTGATATGTATAATAAATTAAAAGATTATAAATACATAGATGAAATGAATGAATTAAAATATGGAACTTATTTAAGATGGATTCCTATTGAAGATCCTGATAATATATATTTGACAAAAGGAGCTATATTTTGTGAAATAAAAATAACGGATGATGGTGTATTTTGTGTTTGTAAAAATTTAGGGTTTCCACCAAGATATTTTAAATTATCGATTGATAAAAATTTAATATTTCAAAAACTAACAGGTCAAGAATTAGTTTTATTAACTGCGTTAGATCATTTATCAAAATAAATATTTATTTTCTATTTTTTTTTGTTTTACAATTTTTACAATCATTAAATAATCCAGTTATAAATTTACCGTTTTTAATCATGTTCATATCTTTAATATGTATAGGTTTTTTAATGCTACTAATTTTTTTACCTCGTCTATATTTTGTAATACTTTTATAACCCCTTCCTTTTTTTACGGAAACTTTTCTAATAATTTTAACACCACCCATTTGTTTTGTCTCAATATTTTCATAGTTAAATAATTCAGTATTCATTATATATTCAATATAGAAAAAAATATCTTTAAAATATATGGATACACATAAGCTAGTTCATTTATTTCATATATTTGTAGTTGGCACTTTATTTTTATATGTTGGTATAAAGAGAGAACATATATATCAAGTGATATTTCCAATTTTGTTTTATTTAGGAATCATTATTGTATTATATCATATTTATAAATTATTAGGATATTTGAAAGAAAATAAAAGTATATGGGTTAATTTGATACATATCTTAATAGTAGGACCTTTATTAATATATATAGGTTATAATGGAGAGAAAACAGCACGATTATATTTTGAAATATTATTAATGTTAGGATTCGCTTCGATTGGGTATCATTTATATTATTTATTTTAAATTATAATGAATTAAAAATAATAAAATAAATAATAATTACAGTAATAAGTAATGGATAAAAATATTATTCTAGATTTAGATAACACATTGATATGTAATAATACAGCACGACCACATTTGAGAGATTTTTTAAATTTTATTTTTGAAAAATTTGCGAGAGTTTGTATATGGACATCTGCGACAAAAGAATGGTTAGATAGAGCTTATATAAATATATTAAAACCTAATCTACCTATTAATAAAGACTTCTTTTTCATGTGGCATCGTGAACAATGTAATTTTAATTGTTTTGTGTTAGAAAATAATATGATTAATATATTTGACTGCTATAAAGAATTGAAATTTGTATATCAAGTTTTTCCGGAATTTAAAGAACATAATACAGTAATTGTAGATGACAAATATACGATGTTTATGAAAGATTTTCATAATGGTATTTTAATTGAAGGATTTGAAGAAAATAAATATTTTGACTTTGAATTATATAGATTAACTATTTTTTTATTTCGTGAAATAATTAATTGTGAAGATGTAAGAGAGATTGATAAAATTAATTGGAAAAGTAAATATAATTTAATAATTTAATAATTTAACAGTTTAACATTCATTTTTGATCCATTCTTTAGTTACAACAGCCTTTACGCTCTCTAATGCTCCTTCGGTCCATCCTTGATTACGACTAACTGCTTCGCCAACAACCAATATACCTTTTTCTGGATTTTGTGCTTCCTCAATAAATTTCTCTCGAGATGTATATTTAGATCTATCTAAAGGTTTATAGTAATGAGTGCCAATTGGCCAATAATAATCTTTTATAGCAACAATATTAAGTGAACCATTTGTTATTCCTAATGATTTTTCTATTAAAGATTGATATAGTTCTCTGTTTTTTTTTGTATTTTTTAAATTATTTTTAAGGGTTATTGTATTATTATTATCATTATATGCTATCATGTAAATTCCATTATTAGCATCTATAGGTATTATTTTTTGTAATGGTCCAGGTAAAAAAGTATAACCTTTAATATAGTTTTTAAGAATTGGAATCGATAATTTAGAAAATTTTGCATACAATCTTAAAAAAGGTTGTCCTTCAATATCATTATAAATTTTATTGTTTGGTAATAATTTTCTTGTAGTATCAATCGTAGTAGCTATGATTACTTTATTACATAAATATTGTATTCCAGTTTCAATATCAATTAAAAATTCGCATGGATCATTATTAATTTTATTTATCCCAATAACTTTATTTGAAAACCTAAAATGTTCGCTACCGATATAATTATATAGCTTTAATACAAGTTTTTTCCAAGGTACATTAAAAGCTTTCCAACAACACGTATTATCTTCCATTCCATAATGATATAAAGTTTCAAATGCGTCTTCGTTTTCATAATCAGTATACCCGGCTGAAATTATAAATTTTTTATATTCTTTCTCTCCAAGAATATCACTAGCAAACTCTTTAAACGTTAAACTATTTGATTTTTTGTATTCTTTTCTTAAAATCTTCATCACTCGCATTATGTCAATATGCTGAATTAAATCAGAGTAATTTGGATTTACAGTGAATTCATTTAAATTAAACCCAAACACGCGTGCTAAATTATAGAGTAGCTTATCTTTGTTTTTTCTACCAATTCCAGCTCCAGTAACTACATCAGTTCCATAAAATGTATCATTACTCGTTCTGCCTCCAATCCAATTTTTTTTATATTTTTCTAGTATTAAAAATGATGTTTGTGGTGAATTATTTTTAATTTTATAAGCACTATATAATCCAGACATTCCGCTTCCGATAATAATTATATCAAAGTATTTCATTCTTATTATAGTTTGATATAATTAATTTATTTTATTTACGATGTCTTTTTGAGGTACGATGACTTCTTTTTCTTTTTTGTGTTTTTTTCTTGTGTCTTTTCCTCCTTGACTTACGTCCGCCTTCATTATCGAATATTTTTAATTCTTCAAGCTCAAACGGATCTTTCATTCTCGGATCTTCATCCATCATCTTTTCATTTTCTATATTAAGTTTTTCTTCAGGATTAGGTTCATCAAAAACAGAATACATTTCTTCACGTGAAACTGGTTGAAAAGATTCTTTTATTAATTTTTCTTGATATTTCTTGAAACGTTGAGGATCAGGTGGAATTTTTGACATATATTCGATATTTACGTCAGGACCCATTTCAATATCGGTATCATCACCACCTCTCTTATTTCTATGGTTATGTTTTTTATGTTTGCGAATATGCTTAAATGTTCTCATTATATAATATTTTAATATTTAATTTTTTTGGTTTTATTTTTTTTAGAAAGAATAATTTGTTGTTTATTTTTACAAGTAAATTTTCCGCGTGTATATCCCTTATTATTAATAATAGTTTTTGTACAAATGCCAATGGAACGCGCTTCATATTTTTTGTCTATTCTTTTTATACATCTACATAATTTATTTGCGATAATTTTTTCTGCTTGATTTTTGATTAATCTCTTTGATTTTGGTATAGGTTTTTTATAATATTGTAAAATATGTTTATAATCACTAATAGTTAATTGTGACATATATAATTTACAAATAAAATAATAATTATACAATACATTATTCTAAACATATATTAGTAATGAAAATAGTAGTTTTTGACTTAGACGAGACACTAGGGTATTTTACACAATTTGGAATATTTTGGGATAGTTTATCGTATTATGTGAAACAAAAAAATAAAAACGAATTAACACAAAAAGAGTTTAATGTAATTTTAAATCTATATCCAGAATATTTAAGGCCAAATATAATAAATATTTTAAACTATTTAAAGAAAAAAAAGAAATCAAATTGTTGCTATAAAATGTTAATATATACGAATAACACTGGTCCACGTGAATGGGCGAAACATATATTGAGTTATTTCGAAAATAAAATAAATTACAAATTGATCGATCAAATCATAGCAGCATATAAAATAAATGGAAAACAAATAGAATTATGTAGAACAACATACAACAAAACTTATAAAGATTTAATAAAATGTACAAAAATACCTATTAACTCAGAAATATGTTTTATGGATGATAACTTCTATCCACATATGAAACGAGATAATATTTATTATATAAACATTAAACCATATTATTATGATTTAAGTTTTGAAGAAATATTAAAAAGATTTAAAGCTTCTGAAATTGGAAAAAATATTATAAAAAATGACGAAGACTTTGACAAGTTAATTATGGAAAATATTCGATCATATAATTATAAATGTTTAAATAAAAATGATGATGAATATGAGATAGATAAAATATTAGGTAAGAATATAATTAATCATTTACATAAGTTTTTCAATTATCCGCTAAAACAAAATACAATTAAAAATAAAAACAATAAAAATAAAACAAAAAAATTACATCATTAAAAATGATAATATAAAAAATGATAATATAAAAAATGATAATAATTTATATTATTTTCAATAGTGAGTTATTTATTAGTTATATCTTCTTCTTCTGTTTTTATTAAATTTTGGGCTTTATTTTTTAATAATAATAAATATTGGTTTAATACTGTAGTTGTTAATATAAATGCTCCAGCACTAAACGCAATTTTTCTATCTAATTCAGTAAATTCATAATAAGTTCTAAATGGGTTAAATCTCCACATTAAAAATAAACAAATATACACTCTAACATAATAATCCAAAATTTGTAAATATTTAGGTGCTAATTGAGAAAAACCTAAAGATGATAAAATTATTAAACCATATGATATGTAAATAGTTATATCAAATAATCTTTCTTGATAAATATGTATTTTATTCATAATATATATTTATATTTTATAATTTTACATGTTAGTATATATTTTAAGCATCAGTATAAAAAGTTAACGTTCTTGCGCTTGGGTCTGTGGCATTAGTATATTTTGGCATCCAAAAATAAGGTAAAATATGTGAACAATTTGGATAAAATTCATCAAACAACATTTTATAGTAATACTTTTCAGTTTCAATATTAGCTTCAAACTTATTTAATTTATTATTTAATTTAGAATGATTACCAATTACAATTTCTTTATTTAATTTATCTGCTATTTTTTCCTGTAAAATTTGATATAACGAACGTCCTTTCGAACTAACACCGTCACTAAATGCTTCCTTTTTTCTGTAGAGTATTCCATCTGGAAGTAAAGCATTTCCCTGATAATTTTCAAAATAATTATGGTCATAACTTTTTCTTAATAAATATTTTTCACATTGGTTAAAATTCTTATGGTTTCTAAAATAAGGAGGAATGGTTAAAACATAATTAACAAATGATCTATCTAAAAATGGTGTACGTGGTTCAAGTCCATTTGATGAGATTGACTTGTCTGAACGTAAAACATCAAATAAATAAATATCCTTTAGTAAACGTCTTGTTTCTTTATCAAACTCTATATCGTCAGGACATTTACCCATATATAAATATCCGCCAAATAATTCGTCTGAACCATCACCATTAAACACTACTTTTGCTTCAGAATTAGCAGCAATATACTTACCAATTAAATAATTACCAATACTCGCTCTAATTGTAGTTGTATCATAACTTTCAAGAGCTTGAATTACTTCAGGAATAGCATTAAACATATCTTCTTCTGTTACAATTATTTCTGTATGTTTCGTTTTTATATAATCAGCCACAATCTTGGCATATTTAATATCTTCAGAGTTTTCAAGTCCTATACTATATGTTTCAATAACGATATTTTTTTGACTAAAATAATTAGCAGCCAAAGCAGCAATTAAACTACTATCTAAACCGCCACTCAACAAGCACGCTACTGGTCTATCTGTTGTCATACATCTTTTAACTACTGCGTCATTTAATAATGTAGATATATTTCTTAAGGTATCATCATTAATTTTTACAATTGAACTTGTATTAAATAATATTGTATGAGAAAATGAAGGTATGAAATATTGTTTATTTTCAATTTTAGGTTTCCATTTTGAGTTAGCTTTTGTCGACAATTCAAAAATAGAATATGTACCAGGTTGAAATTGTTCAAGATAATAATTATTAGTGTTATAATTATAAAAATGCTCTAAACATTTAAGCTCAGAAGCGAAACCGAATAGATTTTTATTATCATTATCATTTAAGCCTATCATATCATATATATTAGATTGAATAGATTGATAATATTTATTATGTAATTTATATAAAGGCCTAACTCCAAATGGATCTCTAGCAATAAAAATACTATTTGTATGTTCTTCATTAGTTCTTCCATCAAATAATATAAAAGAAAAAACACCATCCAACATCGTTAATGTTTGTTCAATACCATATTTAAGATATAAATGAATAATTACTTCACAATCTGAATCGGTTGTTGATTCGATATTCATATATTCATATAATTGCTTGTAATTATAAATTTCTCCATTACAAATTAGTACAATATCATTATAAACAAGCGGTTGATTAGAAGCATTATTTAAACCATTAATAGCTAATCTATGGAATCCTAATATCAATTTCGTATATGAAGGTGATAATTTAGAAAATTCAGGACCTCTATTTTTACCCTTTTGGAACTCTTCAATTACAATTTCTATATCAATGTTATCAGAAGCATTAAGAAGAGCAAAAATACCACACATTACTTAATATATATATTAAAATTTACGCTTTAAATTTTTTTAAAATATATATTAAAAATAATAATATATAAATATTATAAAGTAATATGGAAAAACAATCACATACACAAAATAATATTCAAGAGACATGTGTTTCAGAAATTCATAAGAAAACTAATGATAGAATATATGATAGAAATCTTCCTTCACAAATGCTACAACCTTATATTGATGTAAGACCTGTTATGACAAAATATTCATATTTTCCAGTTGTAGATCCAAGAAAACAAATAAATACTCCTCTTCAACAAATGCCAACTTTTAATGTCGAAAAAGTATTTAATCCTGGGAATGCACAAGCTCCATGGTCAGGATTCGCGTCAAATATAAATAAAGAATCTGAATTAAGAAACCAAATTTACGCGATACAAAAATGTAGTCAATCTGTTTATGTTCCTCCTTCTACAAGTGATCTATATAGTTATAATTTTAAAACACCATATACTCCAAACCCACACGAATTATTATTTAGGAATGAAACATTCGATACATTTAATCCAAATCCATCACCAGGATTGTGTGGTTCAGGTATATTTTTAAATAGTACAAGATGTCAAGTTAAAGATATGACGAATCAAAAATGTTAATTAAATGAATTTAAGGTTTAATATATTTTATATGTATTTTTAAATATATTAAATACTTCGTTTTGTATAATTAAAATGAGAAAAAATTTTTATTTGAATAGATATTTTACAACAGTAAAAAAACAATTAAATCAAAATATTTACACTCCTAAAACAGAAAATCAAAAAAAATATTTTGAATATTTAAATAAGGATAATAACTATATAATTTCAGTAATGGGACCTGCTGGAACAGGTAAAACACTAATGGCTTGTTTAACAGCGATAAATCATTTAAAAGAGAAAAAGATTAAAAAAATAATTATAACACGACCCGTAATATCTGTTGAAGAAGAGATAGGGTTTTTACCTGGTAATATTGAGAAAAAAATGGATCCATGGACTAAACCTATATTTGATATATTTTCAGAATATTATTCAAAGCCAGATATAACAAGTATGATATCAAAAGGAATTATAGAAATTTCTCCATTAGGATTTATGAGAGGTAGAACATTTAAATATTCTTTTATTATAGCAGATGAAATGCAGAATAGTAGTAAAAATCAAATGTTAATGTTATTAACAAGAATAGGGTTATCAAGTAAAATGGTAATAACAGGTGACCTTGAACAAAGTGATAAGAGTAATGATAATGGACTAAAAGATTTTATAAATAGAATTGAAGAGAGAAAAGACACAAATAATATATACTTAATTAAAATGGATAAAAATGATGTTCAACGAAGCGATTTAGTTAATGAAGTTCTTAGTTTGTATAATAAACAAAATAAAGTTAAAAATATTTATAAAAATTATATTGATTTTGAGAATTTATAAAATGAAAATTTATAAAATGAAAATAATGATATAAGTATTACACCGACCTAAAAGATATGATAAAACTACAAAAATATAATCCAATTGATTTATATGAATAATTCTTATATAAATCAAATAACACTCGATTGTCTTCTAAATAAAGAATTTATGGAAAAAAGAATTATAAAAAACAAGGAAAAACAAATTGACAAAAAAGATTTTAAATTTTATAGAAAAAGAATTTTTAATTTATTTAAAGAAATGATTTGTAACGAAGAGTCTTTAGATATAACTCCAGACGTTAAATATGCTTATACTAATTTTATAAAATCATTAATTCATTACTTTAAGGTTAAAGATAACAATGACTTATTACAAGAAGAATATAAAGAAATAAATAATTTAGAAAATTATACAAACGATATATCGTTAAATTTATTAGACGATAAAATATGTAAATACGAAAATCCTGATATATTATTGATGCGTTCAGTTAAACTTGATGTACCTACTTTAGATAAATATGTAAAACGAATATCAACAAATAAAAAAGAAAATATTATTTTACCTAAACAAAGAGAAATAAATTTAACGAATCCAGAATTAAAAGATAAAGGAATAAAAAAGAATATCAATAATAAATATGAGAGTATTTACACGAAAAAAGAAGACAAATAATAAAAAATTATCAAAAAAGTCTCGCGTAAAATTGGGTTCAGGTAGAATTAGCAAAACAAAAAAAATAAATTGTAGTCCGAAACCAAAGAACGAATTGAATGATTTTTCTTGTTATACAAATAAAAAACTTATCGAATTGAGAGACAGATGGAATGCTAGACATCCTGACGTTAAAATTGTCACGAATTCACCTAAAGATATTCATATAAAATTAACAGAATATTTAAAAAATACGTGTAATAATGAAGCATGTTGGTTAAGACAAAAAAAAGATTTTGGTAATCTTGAAAGTGAATTTGCTGATTCATTTGCGCCAGAGTCACCACCAGAATGGAAGTCTAATCCAAATGAATGGCTATCGAGTGTTGATATCATGAAAGTTATGAAACAATACGAAAAAGCTTATCCGTGTTTTGATTTTATTGGACCAACACCTATCGATTTTGATACAAGAAAATTATATGGCGAATGTGTTTGGGAAGAGTTATGTAATTTTAATCTTGAAAAAATGATAAAAAAAGGAAAAACAAAAATAGGAATTATTTTTAATACTGATCCACATTATAAACCTGGTCAACATTGGATATCTATGTTTATTAACATAAAAAAAAAGAGAATATTCTTTTTTGATAGTACAGGTGATAAGCCGCCAAACGAAGTTATAGTTCTGGCTAATCGTATAAAAGAACAGGGATTAAATTTAAAAAATAAAATAAACCTAAAAATTGACAGCAATGAAGGCATTGAACATCAATATGGCAATACTGAATGTGGTGTATATTCTTTATTTTTCATCGTACATATGTTAGAAGATAAACTTACTGAGCATTATTTAAAAACACATATTTTAAAAGATGAATATATAGAGAAATTTAGACATATTTATTTTAATGATTCGTTATAAAAATATATAAAGATATAATTATATTATTATATATTTCAATGTCTAATCGTCAATTTATAACTACGGAAAACGTTAATATGTTATGGGAAGTAATAAATGATGAAGATATTTTTAAATTTTTAACTAGAGATATTCAGGAAAAAATTTATCAAATATTTTTAAATAATGTTAAAGGTTTTTTTGAAACAGAGAGAAATAAAATTAATAATCTTGTCGAAATGAATAAAAAATATATTTTAATTATTTTAAATCATATTAAAGTGAATTATCCTTATCAACCGAGTAAAATAAAAATACACAATGATCCAGTCATTAAGGAACCAATCACTTTTGAAGAAATTATTAATGAACGAAAAGTTCAGTTTGATAATGATTTCATTCGTCGTCAAGAAGAGTTTCAAGATTTTGTAACGATTAAGCCACCACCTATCCCTGAATTCGCAGATAAAAATATTGATAGACCTATTAAAGAAATGGACAAAATACTTAAAGAAATGCAATTAAAAAGAAATTATGAAATAGAAGAAATCAATAAAACACAACCTAAACCAGTACCAAGTACGAGTCCAACACAAACAAAAAATTGGTTGAGATCTCAGGAGCTTTTACCACCTCAAGAAACTTTAATTAAAAACCAAAAAACAGTTTCGTGGGATCAAAATGATCAAATTTTTAATGTTTCAGAAAATACAGTTGATTCAAATAAAGATAAAGAAGACAATAATATATTTTCAAAATTTAAAAAAATTAATAAAGTAAATGATGAAGAAATTTTACCATCTGAAATAGTAAAATCTGAACAAATAAGTATTGAGTCTGAAATAGTAAAATCTGAACAAATAAGTATTGAGTCTGAAATAGTAAAATCTGAACAAATAAGTATTGAGACTGAAACTATAAAATCTGAACAAATAAAAATTGAGTCTGAGCCAGCTAATTTTCAGCCAGTAAAGTTTGAACTAACTAATTTTGAACCAGCTAATTTTGAACCAATGAATTTTGAGCAAGTAAAGTACGACTATAATTCAGTAAATTTTGAACCAGCTAATTCTGAGCCAATGCCAATAAACTTTGAGCCAATAAATTCTGAGCCAATAAATTTTGAGCCAGTAAAAAATGAAATAATAAGACCTCAACAGATAAAGCCTGAAACGATAAGACATGAACAAAAAAAACTTGAAATGATAAGACCACAACAAATAAAGCCTGAAATGATAAGACCACAAATGAAAAAACCTGATTTAATAAAAAATGAAATAACAAACCCAAAAATAGTAAATCCTGAAATTATATTGATTCAAACAATATACACAAAAAATAAAATTTTAGAATTAGAACAAAATATTAAAAGTTTAAATGAAAAAATGGATAAAATAATAAATTTTCTATT